TTACTTGCTGGTCAAAGCGCTGCAACTGTTCAAAAGATCTTTTCTGATGTTAACACTACAGCAACAACACTGCATTTAACTACCGATCAAGTTAATGGCGTGTTTCTGGCTTTAAGTCAGATGTTCAACAAAGGTAAAGTACAAGCTGAAGAGCTTACCAAACAGTTGTCACAAACTCTGCCAGGTATCACCAATCAGGCTGCTATTGCTTTAGGTAAATCCGCAGCAGAACTTGGTGAGCAGATGAAGAAAGGTTTAATTCCTGCTGATGATGCTGTGCAGAAAATGATGGCTCGTATGGCAGAAGCTTTCGGCGGCCCTGCTTTCCAAAGAGCTTCTTCTAATTTAAATGCAGAACTTGGTAGATTAAGCACTGGCTGGACACATCTTGCTGAAAATGTTTATAAAGCTACTGAAAGTTCTATGACTTCTTCAGTACGCTGGGCTACTTCTCTTACGGAAAGTTTTGCGAAATTAACCAGCAATACTTATAATACTGAAAGAGCAATATCACAATTAGGAATTACTCTTACTGTAATTGCTGCTGGTGCTCTAGGTAAGGCTGCAGGAGCTGCATTAAGTGCAAGTACAGCATTAGCTTCTACTGGTAGTGCAGTAACTGCTCTGGGTGTTATTGCAGCTAGATTCGCCCCAACAGCACTGCTGATAGGTCTTGGTACTATAGTAGGAAAAGCTCTTGATGCTAAATTTGCTCTGGATGACGCAAGAGAAGCTGCTAAGAAATTAATAGAAGCTAAAGAAGCTGCTGCCAAGGGGCCAGAAGCTAAAATAGCTTTTGATGTGGAAGCAGATGCAGATGTACAACGACTTGCCGGGCAGTTTAAAGCTCTAACCGCAGCTAAAAAAGATTGGGATCGTGAAGCTGGGCAAAGAAAGTTACTTAATGGATTAACTTTATTAGGTGTTAAAGAAGATCCAACCAAAGAATTAGCTGCGGTAGAAGAAGCACTTAAGACTAGAAGAAAACAATTAACTGAAGAAGCTAATAAAACTGTAAGTGCAGCCCCTAAATCTTTTGAGAAAGCTGATCTATCTACTATAGCAGCTGATGTAGAAATTGCTAATCTGGAAAGAGTAGGTAGAGCGAAAGAAGCAGCTCAGAAAAAAGAAAGAGCTTCTCAAGCTGAAGATAGGGCAAAACTATTAGAAGCAAAACAGCAAGCTGAAGCAGCTTTGAAGAAAGGTGGTTTAGATGATGCAGCTTTGAAAGCAGCAACAACTCAAGTAGCAGAATCTGAAAGACTGCTTAGTGAGTTGGAGAAAAAAGCTTTAGCTGCTGGGGACACTATTAAAAAGAAAGGCGCTGGTGCTGCAGTCAAAGCAGGTTATACTGATATTAAAACGGGATTACAAGATGAGAAGAATGTTGTAGCAGAAAGTCTGCAAGAATTAGAAACTCAATACAGTAATAATGTAATAGCTATTAGTGATTACTACGCTAAAAAGAAAGCACTGCAGCAAGAAGATTTAGCTTTACAAATTCAAGTAGCTAAAGAACAGAATGCTGCAGCTGTTGCGCAAAAAGATGTAGGTAGAATTTCTTCTACAGAATTACAACTTAAAATTCTGTTAGGTAAACAAGCTAAAATCTCTGAAGAAGCTTTACGTGGTGAGACTGCAGCATACCAAGGATTACGTGGTGCAATCTCTGACATTAATGCTGAATACCAGCAAATGCTTGGGAAAGATGGCAGTTCTCAACTGATTGATTTCCAGCAGAAATATCGTGAAAGTATTGCTAAACTTACTCAAGAGAAAAATGGAGTAAATACTACTGCACAACGTAAAGCAGAAATTGATACTACTCTTAAGCAGTATGATGCACTGGAAGGTTACAATCAAAAACTAGCACAATCACAGCAAGCAGTTACTTCCTACTCTTTAGCAAAAGAACATTTAGCTCTGCAGGAAGAACGAATTCAAAATAATCTAAAACTTGGTGCTGTCTCTGAGATTGAAGCATTGTACCAAACACAGCAAGCAAGAAAGTCTGCTTTAGATTCTATGAATACCTACATAACTGCTAGGGAACAAGCTCTTGCAGGTTTACCAGAAGATAATGCTGAAGTACGTTCCATTAGAAGAATTAGAGAAGAATGGAAATCTCTTTCAGCTGAGACAAGTTTAGTAGCTTCTAAGTTTACAACTATTTTAGGTAATAACTTCTCACAAGGTCTGGTGGATTTTGCAACCAGATCAAAAACTGCAGGACAAGCTTTCAGGGCTTTTGCTTTAGGAGTGCTTAATGATCTTGCTAAAATAGCTGCACAAGAAGCTTCTTCACAAATTATGAAGTTGATTATTTCAGCTGCAGGAGCTGCCTTTGGTAGTACAAGTTCAGGTACTGCAAATCAAGGCGCTTGGGATTCTATCTCAGGTTGGGGTTCTGGAGTATCTCCAAGCAAAAAAGGTAATGTAGTAGAATTTCGTAGAGGTGGTATTCCAGATATCGGAATGCAACGACAAACTTTTCAATTTAAACGTGGTGGTGTAGGTAGCTTGCGTGAAGATGGGCCAGAGGCTATACTACCTTTAAAACGGGATGCTAGTGGAAATCTGGGCGTTAAACAAGTCGGTGGAGGTTCCGCAGGAGGAAATGTCTACAATATTTCAGTACAAGTTACTGCTAATAAGAACGACTCTGCAGATGAAACTGGAATGAAAATTGCCAGAGCTATGATGAAAACTATAGCTAGAGAAGAAATTTCCAACGCCACTCGTGCAGGTAATACTCTAAATAAAACTACTAAATTTGGGTAAGTTATGACTACGATAAATATGCCAGTTCCTGGTAAAATAAGTCTGAATATAGATATGGAATTAACTTTCAAGGAAGTTACTGCAAATTTTGGAGATTCTCAGCAACAGGTTTCTCCTTTAGGTATTCATCCTATGGTAGAGTTATGGCAGATTACCTGGGCACCTCTGACGCAAAGTGAGTATCAAACAATCCTTGCTGCAGTACGAAGTGTAGGTACTTGGGGTAAAATCCTGTGGACACCTGAAGATGAAACTGTAGAAAGAACTTTCAAAATAAAGTCAGGAACTTCTTTCCGCAGAACTCGTATTGCTAGACGGCAGTATCAAGCTACATTAACGCTAGAAGAAAACTTCAGTGTAGGTTAATTATGAGCTTAGAACAAGAAGTAAATTCATCAGAAACTTCACCGTATATTGAGTTATTCATAATAGACTGTACGGTAATAAATAAACCTATTTATTACTTTACTACTGGAGCTGCTTCAGTAACTTTCAATGGACAAATCTATACTGGAATGGGTATACGACTCACTGGTGTAGGAACTAACTCTTCTGCAGCGCCAGCACGCCCTACACTTGAAGTACAGAATCTTGTTGGTCTTGATGGAGCTTTTCTGAAACTGTTCGGAACACTCTGCTTTGAAAATGAAGATATGGTAGGGGTTGAGATTACCTATATTAGAACTTTTCAAAACTTCTTAGCTTCAGGATTCTCTGCACCACCACTCAAATACACAATAGGTAAAAAACTTTCACATAATAGAACTGCAATTAAATTTGAACTTCGCAGTCCTTTAGATAGAGACAGATCTTTCTTACCAAAACGCAGAATGTTGAAGAAAGATTTTCCTGGTTTAGGTATAAATAAAAGGGTAGGTTAGTATGGAACTTTCTATAACTCAGTGGACTGCTATTGAAGATTATACTCTTGCGCAGTATCCAAAAGAAATGTGTGGAATTATTCTGAAAAGTACTGGGGAGTTTGTTCCACTGGAGAATTCCCATGAAACTCCAGAAAGTGCCTTCAGTATTCTACCAGAACATTTTGCAAAGTATCTTGGTGATATTGCTGCAGTACTACACTCCCATTGCACTTCCAGAGTTCAACATGAAGTATTCGATCTGCGAACTCCATCTTATAAAGATATTGAAATGCAGAAAGCTTCAGGTATTCCATGGGGTATTGTAGGTTGTGAAGGTTTTACAGTTTCTTATCCAATCTGGCTGCCTAGAAAACCTAAACAAAAATACCTAAACCGTAGATTTATTTGGTTTATAGATGACTGTTATTCCTTAGTGCAGGATTATTATTTATTTGAACTGGATATTCAACTTCCAGATCATAAAGCTACAGAAGATTTTGCACAACTGCGCAACTTCAATAATCTGTTTGATGCTCACATTCTTGACTATGGATTTCATCAGCTTCCAGTAGATACTAAATTAGAAAAAGGTGATTTACTTCTGCTAGATAACGCCGGTGGGAAACGTAACCATCTTGGTATCTATACTGGAACAGGTATTCTGCACCAGTCTTTAATAAGTAAAGAAGAATCTTTAGAGCATTTTGTTAATAAATTCCATATGGTACTGCGGCATGAAAGTAAAATTATTTAAAAATCTAAATGAATGTGATGAGTTTGAAACTTCTCTTACTGACATTAGGGATATTTTATCTTTCATAAAGCTCAGAACTTCTAAAGAATTTCTTGAAAACTTCTTAGCAAGGAAGTATAAATATGTTCTTTACTCTGAAGTTGAAGGGATTGAACCGATAGCGCTTGAGCCTGAGATCCTAACTTCAACTTTAAGTATCTATGACACTTTATTGATTATTCCAGAATTTGAAGGTGAGTTTACTGCAGCAGCTATAGCTGGTATCATTGGAGTAGGTACTGTGACAGCATCAGGTGCTTTAGTGGCTACTACAGCACAACTTATTTTAATTTACGCCCTCACTGCCGTAGTTAATATTGCAATTTCTCTGGCAGTAAAGATGATCGTTCAGGCACTTTCTCCAACGCAAGAATTTGCTTCTGATCCTGCTATGGCACAAACTAAACAGTCCAGCTTATTCAACGGTGCTCCAATTATCAGAGAACAAGGTGGTATTGTACCACTCTGCTATGGTGAAGGTTTTGCTGGCGGTGTTTTAATTTCTTCTTCTATCACAAGTACACAGGGTTAATTATGCAAGAACTAATTTTAGCAGGTGAAGGGAAAGGTGGTGGTGGCGGGCATACACCAGTTGAGCTTGATGATACGTTGCGTAGTAAACAAACTCTAAGATTCCTTTTTGCTGTAAGTGAAGGTGAAATTGATTCTGTAGAAGATATCTATCTGAATAAAGTTTCAATTTCAAAATACACTGGTACTTGGGGTTGGAAACCTGGAACAGCTAACCAAGAAGTTATACCTGGATTTATTAACGTAGAAAGTCCGCAGTCACAAGCGAGTGTAGAAATAACACAAGCAAACCCATTTACGCTGTCAGTTCCTTCTGATGTAGATGCTGTAAGATTTACTTTAGTAACTCCAGTGTTGCGTGCATTGCAGGAAAACAAAGACCTTGGCGGCGCTTCGATAAAATTAAAAATCTACACCAGGCCTACTGACGATATTGGCGGCCCTTCTTTTACTTTTATAAGAAACGCTAATAAATCTGGCAAAGCTTCAAATCCTTATGCTTGGGATATTTTAGTAGAACGTCCAGCTGATGTAATACCTGGAGATTTCTGGCAAATCCGTATTACTAGGAATAATGCAGTCCTGTCGGGTACTGCAGGTTCCAACAGTTGTAATATAGCTGGTGTAACTCACATCTGGTATAAACAACTTAACTACCCAAGAACTGCACTTATTTGGGCAATACTTACAGATGCAGATGAGTTCGGCAGCAGCATTCCTGATGTAGTTTTCAAAGGTCGCTGGATTAAAGTTAAAATTCCTTCTAACTACACACCTTGGGTAGTAGGAAGTAGCACACCTGCATCTTATTCTGGTACCTGGGATTTAACTTTTACAGCTACAGAACACTGGACAAGTAATATTGCCTGGGTGATCTTTGACGTCCTTACTAATCAGTACAGAGGTCTTGAAATTCCAGTTCCTGATGTAGATAAAGTTTCTTTCTATGAACTCTCGTTAGTTGCAGATCAGCTTATCTCTGATGGTAAAGGTGGCTGGTGTCCAAGATACAGTATAGGAAATCAGTATTACACTAGAGAAACTGCAGTAAAAACTTTGAGTGAAATGCTAGCTTTATGCAACGCTCAGTTTGGTCAAAATGAATTTGGTCAGTTATCTATTATCTTTGATAACCCAAACATGCAGGTCAGTAAAATTGTCACTAATGCAAATGTAATTGAAGGATTATTTAATTACAGTTCCAGTGACATGGAAAATAGAACTACTCAAGTAAACGTAACTTACAATAATAGACTAAATTTCAGTGAAACTGATACTGTAACAGTTCCTGATAATTCTCCAATAACCTTTGAACAGGAAATGCAGGCTAGGTATGGTTATGTACCTACAGATATTCCTTTACCTGGTTGCACTTATGAAGCGCAAGCTATCCAGAAGGCTAGACATACTTTCTATACAAACTGTGTAAATACAAAAATCATTTCTTTCCAAGTTATGATGACTGGACTTACTTACAGTATGGGAGAAATTATCTCCATTATGGATAGTGAAAATGCACAGAAGATGCAGCATGCTATCATTAAAACCAGCACCTTCATAAGTGGAAATACTGTAATCACCCTTGACAGGGAAATAGAAATTGATAACCTGGTAATCAGTAAACTTCAATACTATGGTACTGATGCTGTAACAGTACTTCTACGAAATGTAACAGAGCAAAACACAACTACTGATACTGTAACTCTTGCCGGAGATTATCCTGCTTTTATTGGCAGCCCTGCCATCCTGTATGGTACAGTACAGCCACAGTTAATGCGTGTTGCTGCTATTGAAAAAGAAGATGAATTCTATGCAATTTCCTGTATTGAGTATGATCCTAATAAATGGAGTTATATAGATTCTGAAATTATCATCGGCACTGGCTCAGGTAGTTTTGTCAACTTAACAGACTTCACAGCTGACCCAGTAACTAACTTAACTGTAACACCAAGAGCCTACACAAGCGGTCTGCAATCCGGCGTTTACTTGGATGTTTTCTGGGATTGGTCTAGTGCTTCAGACGTTAAAGCAACTTTCCAAGCTGCATGGCGTCGAGACAATAGAGACTACACAGTAATTAAAGATATTGAAGCTACAAGTTTTGATATCCCAGACGCACTTGCCGGTGTGTATGAAATAACTGTATGGGCAGTTCATCCTTCCTCTGGGGTTCGTTCAACTCCTACAGTAATTACCTACTCTTACAAAGTAACATCTGGTTTATCAGAACTTGTACCCCCAACTAATGTAAGAATCAAAGGAACTGCTGGAACTACTTATACAACTCAGGATATGACACTTGTATGGGATTTCAATACTGCTAACCAAGCAGAAGGTATTGCAGATGCTCTGAAAGATTATGTTGTAGAATTATGGCTTGTTGGTGGTAGCACTGCAATTACTTCTTATGATGTTCCAGCAGACTCTAACCTGAATGGGGAATTCATATTAACTTTTGCAAGTAATGTTGCAGTGTTTGGAACTCCTACACGCCAGTACCAGGTCAAAATCTACAGTAGAGATCTTTCTGGAGACTTAAGTAATGCTGTGGCTGTTACAGTAAATAACCCTGCACCAACTGTAAGTGCTTTTACTGTTACCGGAGCTTTCAATAGTATTTCAGTAGATATTACTCCTGTAAATGATCTGGATTTAAAATACTACAGAGTTTACAGAAGCACTGCACCTACCGGAG